AATAGCGCATTTTTTCCAACTAACAAACGTCCTGATCTTATTATAGGACACGGGGTAGCTGACATAAACATCGCTCGCCAGACTTGCGCGTTTTGGCACATTAGGCTGACACTAGCTACTTTCATACCCATGTTTGACAACGTGATCGCATTAAGCCTGCGATTACACTCTTCATCTTGGCGATACATACCCGACGATAAACCAATACCAACCAACTGAACACCACCTGATAGTGACTTTAAGCATGACTGTGTTCCGTTGCTCATTAACGATGGGGCTATAGCCGTGCTTGCTGGCATAGACCGTGACCCCGCACCGTTAAATGTCTTGGTGACATTGTTGTTGTTTGAGTTCGAGGTGTTGAGATCTCCCTCGATATTCGTATCAGAATCGGGGTCGTTATCCGGGCCATCCTCATTAGGCGGCTGATCCTCGCGTGTCGGCGGTGGGTCTACCTCTGGTTGTGGATCTACCTCTGGCTCAGTTACCTGTGCTGAAACGGAACTAGCAAGACTAATTAAGAGTATCAGCAGATACTTCTTCATCAACATCAACCTCAGCATTCAAAGATGTAGCCAGCGCACTTATGAAGGCTTCTCGCCCGAAAGCAAGCTGATCGAGGTTGAATCGTGCTGATGACAGTTTACGATCAAGGTCATTGATGTGATTCACCATTGCCTGTTGTTGATCGGTTAGGTCTTCAAAAAGGTATTCTTTGTCATTCACTGTGATAGGGGTCTTTTCATTTTTTCCCATCGTAGCTTCTCCTTACTGTTTAGCTTTCCCTATATTTAGCGCAAGAACCTCAAGGAACTTGTACGCTTTCCCAATCCACACGTCGTCTTTGGGTGTGGGTGTTACGGCGGCAATCAAAGAGCACACCGCTATGACTGAGGTTGCGATATTCGCAACGTCCATTAATAGGCCGATCATGGCGTATACGCCTTTGCAGCGGCAATAGCAGAATCTACGGTTGAGAAGTCTTCACTCCCCCAATCGGTTAACGCTTTGCCGTGCTCAAGATAGCCACAGCTTCGCATAACGCGATCTTTGACTTCCTGTGCTGTCATGTCAGAACAGAAGTCGTTGCTGGAATCTAAGGCGTTGGTGATGACACTGACACTGCCCAGCATCGCTGAGTACATCTGTGCTTTTTCTTCGTCGGTTCTTGTTTCGCTCATGGTTTAATCCTCCAAGGTTGCGATTCGTGCGGTTAATGTCTCTACTTTTGAAGACAGCTCTTGAACTGCTTTGATAAGTGGTATGACAAACATTTCTCTGGATATGTTTTGAACCCCATATTCATCTTGTTGCCAACCACTAAACGTATCTACACCAGCCTTATCCAATGCCGCTTTTACTTCTTGAGCAATAAGGCCATGCATAGTGACATCAGTATTCATCAAGTTTTCTTCGGCGTTGTACAAGTGTGCAAGTTCTGGATCTGAAGAATCTAAATCTTGGGATGACTTCCACTTATATGTCACAGTACGCAAATCATTAATGAAACTCAGACCTAAAGAAGTAGAATCCTCAATATTTTCTTTTAGCCGCTCATCAGAGGTTCTTGTCCAAGTCGCATCAGTGTCAAATTCGCAAGCAATGACATTTGACGCTTTGCCAATAATAATTTGATTGCTTGCTGTTGCTGTAATTGCGTTGCCAATTACAAAAGCAAAATCTCTGTCAACAGCCCCGGTATCGACGTTATAGCCCAAAGCAATATTGTTAGATCCTGTAGTGATTGAATCACCAGCAAGACCTCCGATTAGGGTATTGGCAATCCCCGTAGTGACCGCCCCGCCTGCTTGATCTCCCACTGCCGTATTGAACATATCGGCGGCACTAGCTGGGTTCATGGCGTTCAATGCTTGTCTGCCGACCGCTACATTTCTACTGCCAACCGTATTTGTAGACATCGCTTGTGTGCCAACCGCCACATTGAAGTCCGCATCAGTTATCGCATCCCCAGCAAGGCCACCCACAATCGTGTTGCGGACTCCGGTAGTAAGTTGCTGACCTGCCAAATCACCCACTGCGACGTTATAAGAATCTGTTGCTGAGGTGAAGTTTTGAGCTGTAAGCGCACCTCTACCAAGCGCTACACTTTTACTGCCTAACGTATCACCTGCTAAGGCAAGATACCCAACAGCTACATTGTGATCGGCGTCAGTCAGTGAATCACCAGCATTCGACCCAATTAACGTATTGGCAAGTCCCGTAGTGATACCTATCCCAGCAAAATAACCGACCGCAGTATTCAGGGAGCTTGTGGCTATAGAAAAACTTTGACTTTGTAGTGCCGATCTTCCAACAGCAGTAGAAGTGCTACCCCGTTGATCCGCAAATAAAGCGCCATAACCCACTGCGACATTACTGCCCCCGTCAATAATGTCAGTACCAGCTTGACCGCCAACAAAAACATTCAAACTTCCAGTAGTTATAGAATCACCAACTAAGCCGCCAATGAGGATGTTTCCCGTTCCCGTAGTCGTTGATGACCCAGCACCATGCCCAACTGCTACATTGTAAGCATCAGTCGCGCTAGTGAAGTTTTGACTTTGTAAAGCAGAACGACCAATCGCTACTGACCTGCTTCCCAAGGTGTCTGAGGATAAAGCCAAACTACCTATTGCCACGTTAAAATCAGCATCTGTTAAGGCATCACCAGCGGCTGTTCCAATCACGGTATTTTCAATTCCACTAGTAATTGCAAACCCTGCGCCACTGCCAAAAGCGACGTTGTCTATCCCATTAGTACAAGTCGATAAGGCTTGAAAGCCCACCGCAGTTTGGTTGTTACCCGTCGTTATTGCATCACCTGCATTAGCACCCACTAAAGTATTTTGAATTGCTGTAGTGACTTGATGCCCTGCGTGAAAACCGACCGCAGTGTTGTTAGAATCTGTAGCTGACGTGAAATTTTGATTTGATAAAGCCCCTCGACCTATTGCGGTGCTTTTACTGCCTAAAGTATCGGCTGAAAGTGCAACATACCCCAACGCCACGTTGTTATCTGCATCAGTAAGCGCATCTCCCGCAAGACCTCCGATGAGCGTGTTTTGAATTCCCGTGGTAATTGACAGCCCTGCGGTATGGCCTACTGCGGTGTTGTTAGAATCTGTAGATGAACTAAAGTTTTGACTTCCTAAAGCAAAATACCCTAGTGCAACAGAAGCATTACCTTTAGTATCTGCGGTTAAAGCACCCACTCCTACGGCAATGTTATAATCAGCATCACTTAAAGCATCACCTGCAAGACCTCCCACTATAGTGTTGTTAATTCCCGTGGTAACACTTCCACCAGCGTTGTATCCCAATGCTGTATTGTAAGCATTTGTTGCGGATGTGAAGTTTTGATTGGCTAAAGTAAAGTAACCCACTGCAACATTGTATTGGCCTAGTGTGTCGCTTGTAAGCGCCTGATGACCTATTGCTACATTTCGGTCAGAGTCGGTAAGAGCATCTCCTGCAAGGCCGCCTATTAGGGTGTTCTCAAGTCCCGTAGTAATCTGCTGACCTGCGTTATGACCCACTCCGACATTGTAAACATCGGTGGCTGACGTGAGGTTTTGACTAAGCAAAGCCATACGGCCTATGGCTACCGATTTGCTTCCCAGCGTATCCCCACTCAATGCTTGATAACCGACTGCTACGTTCTCTACAGATGCGGTAGCGGCATCACCTGCAAGAGCACCTATATAGGTGTTTTGAGTTCCCGAAGTAAGACCCGCACCCGCAGAGTCACCCACAACAGTGTTAAGATCGCCAGTTAAGGCCGCATTCCCAGAACCTTGACCAATCAAAATATTCTGAGATCCAGTGGTAACTCCACCACCACCGTTTGTTCCAATGCAAACATTGTAAGACCCGGTAGTGATTGCATCGCCTGCAAGGCCACCTATTAGGGTATTCTGAACTCCCGTAGTAATATCGTTACCCGCTTCATGCCCAACCGCAGTGTTAAAACTGTTTGTGGCAGAAGTGAAGTTTTGGTTTTGCAGGGTTCCCATCCCGACAGCGACAGAAGTACTGCCTAGCGTATCTCCCGATAAAGCTAAATAACCTATCGCCACATTTTTATCTGCGTCGGTCAAAGCATCACCTGCAAGACCTCCAATCAAGGTGTTGCGTATTCCTGTAGTGACAGACGACCCTGCTTCACTGCCGACTGCTACGTTGTAGCTTTCTAAACTACTGCCAACATTAAGGTTGAGCAACGCATTAAAGCCGACTGCGACAGCGGCTCTGCCCGACGTTTCTGCACCCAGTGCCCCATAACCCACCGCAGTTTGACGTATTGCTGTTGTGAGAGAGTCGCCTGTAAGACCTCCAATCAAGGTATTGTTAGTTCCCGTGGTGATTACACCTCCAGCGAAATACCCTACTGCCGTGTTATAAACATCTAAATCACTTGAGTTTGATTGTTGCTCAAGAGCCGCATAACCAACCGCGACATTTCTATCGCCTTGTATTTCTGAAGAAAGAGAAGAACCGCCCACAGCAACATTCGTATTTCCTGTGGTCAGTGCATCACCTGCAAGACCTCCAAGTAGGGTATTGCCAGTTCCCGTAGTGACTGCCTGACCAGCGTAATAACCCAATGCCGTATTATAAGTATCTGTGGCGGAAGTGAAGTTTTGATTGGCCAAAGCGCTATAACCAACGGCTGTAGTTCTGCTACCTAAAGTATCTGCACTTAAAGCTGACTCGCCCACGACCACGTTAAAGTCCGCATCAGTGAGGGCATCACCTGCTGAACCACCCAAAATCGTGTTCTGTTTTCCTGTGGAAATTAATATACCAGCGCGATAGCCAACAGCAGTATTTCCAGAGTTAGTGGCTGATGTAAAGTTTTGGGAACTTAACGATCCCCAACCCAAAGCAGTTGATTGGCTACCTAATGTATCTGCATCTAAAGCCGCATAGCCAACAGCTACGTTGTAATTAGCCTCACTCAAAGAGACACCTGCTGCACTACCCAATAGAGTGTTTTGGGTTCCCGTGGTGATTGCTCTTCCTGCTTGAAAACCCACGCTCGTATTGTTTGATGATGTGGTTACGCCTCGTAGGGCATCATGGCCGACCCCCGTGTTGTTATCTCCGGTCGTCAAAGACAGCAACGCTTCAGAGCCAACCGCAATATTAAAACTTGCGCCTGATTCGGCGGCGTTAAGGGCCGTGTTACCTAGCGCAACATTTTCCGTTCCTGTAGGGAAGTTACCGTCTAGCTTGATTGTCCCGCCATCAAGTGATGTGTTACCTGCAACAGTCAAACCGTCTGTAACGGCGGTGCCAGTGACGTCGATGCCCGTGGAGCTTGTAGCAAACTTTTGAACGCCGTTAAAAAATAATTTTGCCTCACCATCATTGTTAAAAACAGCATACAGTTCTGATAAATCATTGTTACCAAAACCTACTGATGTACCGTTGCTAGTAACCCATAAATTACCAGTGCCGTTTTCTTTCACATAACTATTAGACCCATCGTGAAAAATCTGTAGGTCAGAACCAGCACCGAAGATGGCCTTTGCGTTATCCGCAAACTCAAGCGCTGAGTCAGAGCTATCAAAGACAATATTTGCTGACGCACCTGTGAAGGTGACATCATCACCAGACGACACGACAAGACTTGTGCCGCCCGTGGTGTTACCATTAGCAAGAACCTCAGATAGTGTATCGACTGTAGCAACCTGAGAATCGACATACGCTTTGATTGACTGTTGAGTAGCCAATGCTGTGGCGCTATTAGACGCCATGTTATCTTCATCTTTAATGCTTGAAACGGTAGCGCCATCGCCATTAAGTGTAAGGCTGTTAATGTTTGTGATGCCTTCCTCGACGTTTGTACCGTCACAAAAGACCACCATATTTTTACCGTTAGGCACGGCAATGCCTGTACCAGAAGACGTTTTGACAGTGATTGTCTGGCCTGTGCCGTTTTCAACGATGTAAACTTTAGAAGCCGCTGGACAAATAACCGTGCCTGCACCTGTTAAAGATGAGCCGGTATCGGTCAAGGTAAGGATAGCCGCACGAGACTCCGCTGTGGTGCCGTCAGCGCTGGTAAGTGTGTGAGAGTTGCTACTCCACGTGTTAATAACTTTACGGCCCGCGATGGCTTCTTCTACCATCGAAGTAATGTTGTCGTTTACAACATCGCCCCAAGTACCACTAAGCTCACCCTGAACTGGAAGTGCTAACTTAAGTATGCTGGTATACTGTGTTGCCATTTTTTTACCCTCAAGCGGCTATATTATCCCAATTAGGAGTTTGATTTGTGTTTAAACCACTCCAAGAAGGACTTTGCGTATCAGAAATCGCTTGCCAGTTTGGTGTTTGATCTGTAGATATTTCACCCCAAATAAACACATTCCCAACTACACCCGTGACCTCAATACCGGTTGGAAGTGCAGTAGCTCCAGCAGTAGTAGTTACTGTACCTAAACTTCCGGTACTTTCAACTCCTGTTACGGAGACTGTCATTCCAAGCGCTACGAATACACTACCTATTGCACCGGTAGATTCAACACCGGTTAACGTAACATTAGCAACACCAGTAACGGTGACAGAACCAACCCCTGTGGTAGCTTCGAGTCCTGATGGAGCAACGACAGCATTACCTTTAGCGACAACTGTTCCTAACGTTAAAGTAGCAGAAACGCCCGTAGCGCTAACATTTGCGTCGGCGGTAGTGGTAACAGAACCTAGAGAAGAAGTACCGGCAACACCGGTAACACTAACATTAGCGTCAGCAACAACAAGGACAGTTCCTACTGCGCTAGTAGCCTCAAGTCCTGATGGTTGCACGGTAGCCGCGCCGGTGATCGTAACACTACCTAACGCGCTAGTAGCTTCTAATCCAGTGACATTAACATTAGAATCTGCGGCGACAACAACAGTGCCAACTGCGCCGCTAGCTGATACTCCGTCTACACTTACAATAATGAGGTCCGTACCCCAAGAGCCTTGACCCCAAGCGGTAGAACCCCACCCTGTGTAGCTGACGGAGGATGGCATTACGCTATCCGAATAATAGCGTTACTCGCGTCTGCTGTAGGAAATTGAATAGTAAAATCACCAGCAGTAGATGTTTTATCGGCACCAAAGTTTAACACGGCAACAGCAGGATTAGATCCACCGGACTGATAAATCAATGCTCCACGTGCTGTTATTGTTGCTGAAGAAAAAGTTACGTCGTTAAAGTCAAGAAACGCGGTAGTACTAGACGTGGTAGGAGCCACTACAGTTAATGTAGCGCCTCCTGACGAATAACCTGTCCCGCTGACTTCGTTGCTCGTTGTAAACGCCGTAGTAGATGCATCAAGCGAAGCAGAGCTAGTGTACAATGCTATCTTGTACGTTTGAGACGTGTCTGAGCTAAAATCCATTTCGCCGTCAAGAAGTGCTTTCTTGAATGACGTACACATTGCTTGAGTAATTGCCATTTTTATCCCCTAATTTGCAGATATTCGAACTTGCCCTGAACGATAAGTATCGCTTCTAAGTTTACCATCCCCAAGACTTTTAAGTAATTTCATAGATTGTACATACATACGTTCATACATTTGCACTAAATCAGGTTCGCCCTTCATAAACCGCATGGCCTCGACCAAAGCACCATTAAGTAGCGCAGAGTCAAACTCATCCCCTAACCACGTAGTGTTTGCTGTTACAATGGATTCAGGGTAATACCCGTAATGAAGTTCCATTGTATACCCGCTATCAGGAGTTGGTCCCAAGATAAAAGTATCGTCATCAAAATTAGCGTAGTGTTTAGGCAGTCCTGTAGTAGTTTGTATTGGGTAGGCTTCACGGATAAAATTTACATCCTTGTTTAGTAAAAAATGATAGTTACCACTCCCATCAACAACTGCCAGACTATAGGTGTACAAATAATCTGTAGGCGTAGATAAGTATTTGTTACTAGCCGTAACTGTTCCTGTAACGTTTTTACGAAGAGCGGGAAACTGAACAGTGTTATATATTTTCTGTTCAGCCTGATCCGTAAACATAGCGAGCTGTGCATCAGTGAATGTGTTTTCAGTGATGTCTTCAATATTAGTTTTCAGCTCAGTATAGTTCATGGTTTATCCCATAGGTCCACGAGCAAGAAGCCCTTTCGTAGCCGCGCCAGTACCACGCACCTTAATACCACCACCTGCCTTCAGCTTCACAGTTTTTAATGTGTTAGCTTGTTGCTTGTGCGTTTTACTTGCTTTCTCTAACCCTTTAATCACCTTGTTCATCTTTGCTTTTGCCATGATATGACTCCTATGAAATATTGACTACAACTCGCCCTACAAACACTGTACCAACAACCGGTTTAACTGGCTCTATCAAAGCTCTACTTGATGCAAGCTGATTAAAATCAGGACGAGGATCACGAAGCGCTTGTGGATCATTTACAGGGAAATCACCTAACTTAAGCTGTGGGTGGTCGCCATCCCAACACTCAGGACATGCCTTGATGTTTGTATCACGTCCTTTCTTAAAGACATTACGAAGCTCTCGTAGTTTGTACGTAAATCCACACACATCGCATACACCGAGCGCTCTTTTGTTTGATGCAAATCGATTACCCATCTTAAATTCTCATAGCGCGAGGGACAAAACGAGCGGGAGTTTTTTCTCTATCTTCTGCCGCCGCAAGCTCAAACTGTTCTTCATAAACTTGTTTCAACATGGGTAAACGATCAGAAAGTTCAGGCTCTTTCATAGCTATGTGGTATGCCAAACCCGCAACAAGACACGGAAAGAATCTAAAGTTCATGTCCGCAGTTTCAGCGCCATCACCCGCGTCTTGAATGCGCCTTAACCTGTAATACTTGAATGTGTATTCATTTGAGTCTGGAACAGGCCAAACGTTGATTGTGGGGTTATCACGAAGTCGCTCAATCCACACTTGAATTGGCCTACCCCGCGTTAACTTGTTTGGTATAGACGCGTAAGTGCTTACGCTAATACGACTTATCGTAAGGTCAGATTGTGTTGATTGATTACCAGCATCGGTGCGTATTACTTGTTCTAACAAATCAATAGTATCAGCCGGTAGATTGTATTCAGACGTACCAGTTGTAAGACTAATAGTGCCTTCATCAATGGTCCACAGATTAATTCCACGGTTTTGCCATTCAATAGTCATCAAGTTCATGGAACGACGTGCAGTGCGGAGGTCGTATCCAGAACGCATTTCACGGCCAGCACGTTCCCACGCTTCTTCAGCGATCTCCGTGAAGTCCATATTGAATGCTGTGGTACCTGAAGTTGCCATTACTTCTTACTCACGGTCTTCTTTTTAGCTGGAGCTTTTTTAGCCGCCGGTTTCTTTGGGGCGGGTTTTGTAACTCCCATTGCTTCTAACTTGGCTTCCGCTTGCTCTTTAGTCATAAGATCAAAGACAGCTACCACATACGAACCATCTTCTTGTTTAGTGCCTATCTGGTATACCGGCTCACCCGTGGAGAACCTTCCATTCTGAAAAACTTCCATTGTTTTCCTCCTTATGTATACAACGTTTTCTTACGCCTATCGTTCATAACAGCCCCACAACCGCGAGCTATAGACCGCTTACGACGAGCAAGTCCACCACCACTAAATTTTACCTCAGCTTGCTTGGTGTTCTTGACCACCGTCTTACCTTTCTTACCTTCACGCTTCTTCTTTTTAGCCGTAGAAGCACGTTCAGATTTAGACAGGCTTTGGGCCTTACTCTTTGGCAAACATCGATCAGGATTCTTCTTGTCTTTAGAAGTGCCGCACGGACCTTTGATTTCGCCATCAGTGCCGATGCGAACCCACTCTTGATCACGCCACTTCTTCAACTCACCCATTACTTCTTTGCCTTTTTCTTGCCTTTAGCGCCCTTAGCGTAGTTGGGGTCTTTACAATACTTTGACGCCGCCATATTTGCATAAGCAGATGGATAGGTATCAAAGGTGCGCTTTGCCCACGCTTTACCTTTAGGGCATATTTTACCACCCGATTTGTAATAACGTCGCATCAGATGATCTTAGCTGGACGAACGCCTTTACGAGCTATACCCGCGCCACGTACCTTGCCACCTCTTTTGCCGCCTTTGGCTCTGCCTTTTTTAGCCATGCCACCACCTTTCATACCCATTCTGCGAGTTGCCATTGGGCCAGTGCCTGTCACAGCATCCATAGCTCTGCTACGGTCTTTCTTTTTCATTTTCGGTTTTTTCTTTTTCTTCTTCATCTCTTCAGGGTCAGAAACCATTTTACCGTTGGCATAACCCTTTTTCTTAGGTGGCACTGGTCCACCACCACCAGCGTAACCCTTTTTCTTAGGCGGCGGCACTGGTCCACCACCCTGCATTTCTTTGGTTAGGTCATTAGCACCTTTACCGTCCATAGCAAACGCTGGAACTTTTTGTCCCTTTGGACCTTTTTTCATGGGCATCTTAGCCATCGTTATCTCCCTCCGCGTAGAGATTATCAAAAACTTGATTTACATCTAACGTGTAGTCTAGATCAGACTTACTGTAGTGAATATGTTGTGAAGGCAAGAAATCTGGAGCACCCTCACCCATTTCAAACCATGCGGGATGTGATACCCGAACTCTGTTGTTAGGTAAAGCCACAATGTTTCCTGTCCACTGCCCTGCATCTAGTAACTCAAGCACATGTGCTTGTTTATGCTGTGCTGGATCATCAGCAATTTCAGACTCTGTATAATCCACCGTGAAGTAATATTTTGCTGGATAGAACTTACCATCAATTTTTGCCATCCAAGGGCATGGAGTGCATCTATCTAACACGTAAACGCTGTGTGTGCGGGACGCACAATCCCATGGTTGAGCCGCCCAAACCGGCATAGGTTCAGGCCATTCTTGAAAAGGTGTGTCTCCTACAAGCGCCGTAATCGGCATACGTGCCCACATTGCGCCGCCGTGAACATTAGGCTCGTCAGTATCGTCAGTTTCGCAACCAGTGAAGAGAACCTGAAATGACAAACAGCGATTAGGTATCGCGGTAACAGCTATAGCCATAGCGTGCAAAAAGTCGCCATGGTACGCCGTGTGGTTATGGGTATATTCTCTACGGACCCAACATTTAAAATAAGGAATGTTTGATTGTAAAAACGCCATTAGCAATTCCATTTCCGCAAACTTTTGTTTATGCGGCTGTTAGGATCATTAGCTGTCTTTGCGCTGGTATTACGTTTCTTCATGCCTTTCATACGAGCACAAAAAGACTTCCGCCGTTTAGCGGCTTTAGAACCTTTTTTCAGCTTACTAGGCTTAGTTGTTACAGCAGTCTGAAGTTTACTGCCGGGATTTTCCCGGCGATAGCTTTCGACTCCTTTCTTGTTAAGCCCACCTGACTCACTTTTCCCCTCTTTGCGTTTCCACGCAGGAGTTTTTACCGAGCCACCTTTCTTATAGTAAGCTCGCATAGTATTTATCCATAAAATACTGTGATGGCAGTGATGTTTGTTAGCGCACTTATAAATACGTCCGACTGACACCGTATACCATCATCAGGAATGTTTACAGAATGAGAGTCAGAAGCCGCAAAATCCAGATCTAGCACGGTGCT